TGCAGACGTTGCATGATGGTAACCATGACGTCCTCTTTCGGGTTGTTGAGCCGGGTTGACCACACCTGATCGAACCACTCTAGGGCGCTGTTGCGCATGGCCTCGGACTGCGCGTCTTGGGCACCATGAGGATCGTCCAGCACCAACCGTGAGCCCCCCTCACCCGTGGCCGTTCCACCCACACTGGTGGCAATCCGGTAGCCGGTCTTGTCATTCTCGAAGCGCTGCTTAGCGTTCTGATCCCCGGCCAGTGAAAACATGTGACCCCAACGCTCTTGGTACCAAGGTGACTGAACCAACCGTCGTGCCTTCAGGTTGTCACGTATCGAGAGTGTGCCCGAGTACGACGCGGCAAGGAACTTCTGCTCGGGGGACTTGATCCACTCCCAGATAGGCCACATCACGGAGACGATAGTGGACTTCGAGTGCCTCGGGGGGATATTGATCAGCAGACGGCGTATCTGGCCGGCGCTAATGGCCTCCAGGTGCTCGCAAATTCGCTGGATATGCCAGGAGGGGATAAATGGGATTCCGGGCTCTACGACGTGCCAGGATTGTTTGACGAACTCGTAGAGGGAATTCTCAGCCTGGCGGCGAAGCTGCTCAGACTGAATAAGCTTTAGGTAGTGGTTGACATTCACTGCGCCGATGCAGCTTTGAGCAACAACCTCTGCATGGTTGCCAACTCATCTTCACTCAGACCCCGAAGGTCCACACTGGAGACACTGACAGGTTGACCATCAGGGCCAGAGACTTCCTGCAGGATCTTGTCACCGAATATCTTCGGCAGGAGTTTGGATAGCAACCACTTGCGGGTTGAAATCTGGAGGTTCCGATGGCCCAGCATGTCCTCCTCCACAAACTTGACAGTCACACCGCCATCAGGGTCGATGATTTTGGTCTTGGTCTGGCCGATGTGAGGACTGTCAGAGATGTCCTGCAGGTCATCAGCCATGGCCAGGTAACCCCGGTGTTTGGCGTCGGTGTAAGCCCTGGTCAAGTCCGGGTCATCCTTCAACCACCGATACCACACCATCCTGGGAGGTGCTCCTTCAACGTCCCGGATGGCCCTCTGCAGGGAGAACCCGACTTCAATCCTCTCCAGAACCTGTGGAATAACCTTGGCCTTCTGGGCCTTGGTGAAGCTATCCACAGGGAGTGGTTTGAAGGGCTTTGGCTTCAAAAGCTCAGCCTTCTTTGCCATGTGCTCTGCCTTCTTCGCTGCTCTCTTTTCCTTGGCAGCGGCGAGTCGTTTGAGAGAAGCTTCAGTCGGCATGGTTCGGTCATTATACCCGATTTTTTAGCGAGTAAATCGCGGGTGTTTCGTCACTGCCATCCCAGTCACGGTTGATAACACCGTCCTTGGAAAGTTGGATAAGCTTCTTCGCCACAGGGTTGATTATCCCATTGTTCTCTTGACCATAACGGAACTTCGGAGGAATCTTAGCCATCAAGCTTTTGAGAGTCCAAGATGGTTGGTCTTCCATGGTCTCAAGGATCAACTGCTCCAATTCATCAGTAGGTTGCGTGAGCGAAGCTGCAGTTGACCCAAGCATCCTCTCATCAGAACAGCAGTAGTCAAGATGGTCTTCCTCCCAAGGTTCTTTATTATCAAATTTTGGAAAGGTTTTATTCAACCAGGCTTTCCTCTCGGCTACACTCATGGCTTTGAATCCCACAAGCTCTTCTCCAACCAGTATCCCTTGATCAACCATCCACTTATACCCCTCGGTAATCACCTCCCGACTACATCCGGAGTCTTTCGCCAGCTGTTGAAGACTCTTACCACCCGACCTTGGTTGACTGTACTCAGACCAGATGTACCAAGCACCCTTAGGAACTTTCTCATGTTTCTCTGGTTTCTCAACTTTGGTATCATTAACCGTGTACAACCAGGCCACCCCCTTTTTAGTTCGAGTAATCCTCCCCTCTTGAAGCAATTCAGCTTCCCACCTTTCGAAGGATGCTTGACTAATCTCTAAAGTTTCACGAATGGTCTTGGCATTCATCCAGGGTCGGTTTCGAATAGCCTCAAATAGTTTCTCAGCCCCGTCTTCTTTAATCCGAGGTTCGTAGTAAGGGTACCTATAGTTCTTCCCACCCATGGGCTCAGTATGAACTGACACCTCTTTATTTTGAATCATACTCGTCAATTCTTCAAAATCAAGTTCAGCACCATATAAGGTAATCAACTCCTTACCTGATACCAAACCGGCAGTGGATAAAAGATTGCGTAGAGAAAGCATGATAGTTCCTTAAAAAAGATTTAACTGACCAGCTGCGGGCAAGGTCAGTAAATATATATTCATTTTTATTTCTATATACCGGAAAAACCCGTAAGTATGGAAACAAAATCCCGCAGCCCTGATAAATACCATATTTCCCAGGGGAACATTCTTATTATAGGCTAAATCCATAATTATGGCCACAGTGAACCGCAGCAGCTTGAATTAAGTATGGAAATCTTACGGAATCTTACGAAAATTAGCGTTTTCATATTATGAGCCACTCTTAAAACGCAGCACCATCAGCTCCTCGACAGCGGTACGAACCAGCGGGCAAACCGGTCCACTGACCCCCTGGAGCAGTATTGCAGAGGCCAGATAGCCCATCACATGGCCCGCTACCCACTCAATGCATGGATCCCCAATGCTCACTCCCCGGGCCAGTGCATGGGCCCTCAGAATGATGTAAGGTGTGGATGCCACGCCCACATTGCCATCACTCACTCCGGCTACCATCTCGGCCCGCAGAATGTCCCAGTCGACCAAGTCCCGCACCCGGAAGAGGCCCTCAAGACCCTTCGCCCATTGTTCGTAATCACCCTGCCTTATCATAGCGTCCCCCATTCCTAATAATCAATTGTTTACCAATCATCCTGTCGAGTATCCCGCTGGCCTTCTGTTGACTGATTTTCAGGGCCCGTTGAACGTGGCCTTCACCTATCAGATCTGGAGAATTCGTCATCAGATCTAGTATAGCCGCCTCGAAATCCTCCTCCTTAGCCTCCCCGGTATGTTCAGACTGTGTGGTCTTGTAGAGGGGTTTCTCGGCGGTTCCCTGGTCGATCGTAATGTCGATCTTCGAGTAAACCCCAGCCCCGCGGAACTCACGCTCGAGAGTGATAACGCCCGGCGTGTCCTGGACCTGGAGGTACCATGCAGACTCGATCCAGCCATGCAATGTGGTAGACCCCAGCATACGCTGGCCGCCCCTCCTAGTCTCACTGCCTTTACCATAGTGGTGGACCAGGATCACAGCACAGTTGTACTTCTGCTTTATATACAGGCACCACTGGAGGACTGGGCCGAGATCCTTCGCCGAGTTTACGTCCCCCGAAAACATCAGGTACAGAGGGTCCAATGTAATAGCCACTGGCCGAATGCGATCGATGAGCTCCTCGAGGGCTTGCTTATTTGCCGCATCATCCAGCATAAAGGACTGCTGGTTCACGAAGTACATAGGTAGGGGCTTAGGCCAATCAATCTGAATCCTGGCACCCAGCTTCACTACCCCCCCGACATGCTGCACGCCACTACTGTGGCCACATAGGCCTCGACTCTCGGCCAGTCGCCCCAGTCGGTCCTTCATAATCCAGTCGGCATTCTCGTTCTGGATAACCAGGACCGGGCCAACCGTGTGGACCTCATGAATACCAAGGAACGGAGTCCCAGAGGCCACTGAGAATAACATGTCCATACACAGCGTCGATTTGAAGGATTTGGGCTCCCCGGCGATGATACCATGTGAGTTCCGAAGCCAGAAGTCCTTCACCATCCAACCGGGCTCGTGAGCCCCAGAGGTCATTAGATCATAGTACCCGACGACCTTCAACTCCAGGCTCTCGACCCGGGTCTCAGCCTTCTTCTCCCCGCGGTCCTCATGAATCTTCTCCATCTCGGAAGAGAAACGTTCATCCTCATCGTCCCGGCCCCTGTACTTGTTCCACTCAGTGTCACGAAGTATGGAGAAGACGTCCTTGATAGGGATTCCCAGGTCGCACATTTCGTGCTCCAAGTACCACAGCATATCACTGCGCTTACCCTGCTCGGCGTGACCCTCAATGATTCGCATGAGCTTCTTCGGAATCGAGGCCCGCCAGCGGTCCAGTAACGATTGTGGGACCTTGCGAAGTACCTTGTCAGTGAAGTGTGTCAGCTTGACGGTCGGCTTGGTCTCGTACTTCAGGTTGGGAGTGCCGGGTATCCTGAGGACCTGGGTGAGGTCCCATCCCCCCCGATCACCGCCCATGTAGTAGGCCATCTGCTTGGAAGACTGGGCAGCTTCGTCAGGGGTCACAACCTTCGGCAATATCCACAATCCCTGGAAACGCCCCGGGGATGACTCCCACAAGATGGACGGGTTACACTTGGTGTGGTCACCCTCATCAATATCAGACCACAGTAGACGAGATCGGGCTACGCCAGCTTTCGACCGTTTGGGCTCAGTGAATGGGAGTGGGCAGAAATACATGTCCTTCGCCGCGTTCTTGCTAAGCCATTCATCCAGGTTGGCACCCAGATTCTCGTCATAGGGGAAGGAGTAGTCCCTCCATGGGTGGTTTGTGGACAGGCAAACAAAGTCACCTGGGAGGCACTGGAGGGCCCAAACAGCCTGGAGAAATTCACGCGAGTTCATGGGCCGCCTCTACACTAGCCCTGGAAATCATCCACTGACGGCCGACTTTTTTGGCCTTAAGCTTACCCCGCTTGATCCTGTTGATGACCTGCATGTTGCTTAACCCTAGCAGCTTTGCTGCTTCTGAAACTAGCATATACCTGGACACGTCTGCCTCCTTAGTGGGAGTGGGATTATAGGCCTGGGACTTTAGTTAAATAAAGATAAATTTCAAGGTTCACTGCCGGTTTTGCCCAAGATGTGGCATATAATTCCTGCTCCACTATCAAAAAGGAAACAAGCATGATCATTGTAGAGGGTATGGACAGCTCCGGAAAAACAACACTGATCCGTAAGCTGTCTGCAGACCTACAACTCCTGGTGATGAATAATCGAAGGCTTCCCCACCATGCCCAAGATATCATTAAGTTCCAGCGGAGAGCTCTTGGCATGGACCGGCATTTTCCAGTAATCTTGGACCGATTGGCCACCATTTCAGAGCCAATCTATGGGCCACTCTGTAGAAATACAGGGATGCTGAAGGTTAAAGTAAGGGACCTGCTGGTTCTCCAGCTGAAGTTTTCTCGGTCAATAATCATCTACTGTCGACCGTGTAAAGACACCATCTTCAAGTTCGAAGAACCCCAGATGGAAGGCGTGCTGTCTAACCGAGAAGACCTGCTGAACTGGTATGACCGAGATATGCTGGCTCTGGAACGTGTGGGGATACCGGTCTACCGTTATGACTGGGAATCGGATGATTATCAAGTTTTGTTAAACCAAGTAAAGGAGAAATTGTGAGTAACTACCAAGATGTAAAAGATTTCCATGAGAAGTATCAGGTTCCCTGTTCCTCGGTACCGGCCCTATTGGACCCATTCACCATGGATTACCGAATCAAGTTTCTTCGTGAAGAGCTGGACGAACTGGTCTTCAGTCATGGAATGGATGACTTGGCGGGCTGTGCAGATGCCCTGGTGGACCTGGTCTATGTGGCTATGGGAACCGCCGTGATTATGGGCCTCCCGTGGGAGCAGCTCTGGGATGAGGTTCAACGAGCCAATATGACCAAGAGATTGGCCAAACCAGATGGCTCAGACAGCAAACGGGGATCACCCCTGGATGTCATAAAGCCCCCAGGCTGGGTAGGGCCAGACCACTCGGCCGCTCTAGCGGGCTCTGGCGACCGATTTGACGCCCTGGCGGCCCTCCTTTTGGCAGCGGAACGGAGGTCACATGGTAACAGTTAAAGTCACCCGTAAGGGCCCAGTGGCCTACATTCAGGGGATGCCCCTCCCGCACCCAATGTCGCCCGAACTGATCGAGCTGTTTGGCGATAAGGACGAACTGTACTTCGAGGCCTCAGTGAACCACGGAATCGTCACCCTGGTTCGTACGGTACCTGCACCATGCTGACCGAATGGCTGGCCTTCGTTAGGCGAGTGGCATACCCCAACCAGGGAATGGTCACCGGGGTTCGTAAGGTGGCCTTCGACCAGTACTTCTGCCTGAGCTGGGAAGAGCTCATCAGCAGTAAGCTGACCTATGAGGACCTGGGGTATACAAAGGCTAAGGGCCGACAGCTTGAGCGTATTTACTGGCCCCAGGAAAGTATGACAGTGGCCCTGGAAAAACTCCATGACCGTCGAAGTAAACCGCATAGCAGTGTGGCAGTCCAAATGGCAGCCGGAGAGAAAGACTCCCGCAGTCAAGGTTACTGTATGCAGAGCTTTGTGATTACCCAGACGGCCTTGGGCAGGCAAGTGGACATCTACTACCGCAGCACAGAAGTTACTCAGAAATTCCTGGCCGACCTGGTATTCTTTCGAACTAAGCTGGTTCCCCTGTTTGGTGATAACCCACCAAATATCATTCGGTTCAGGTTTGCTAACACTTACTTGTCTGCGGTGTTTGCCCCGATCTTCTTGAGGTATGAACCAGACCCATTGGAATTCTTCCAAGAGCTTGAGCGACAAGACCCAAAATTTTTCAGAACCTTTGGCCTGGCGACTCGTAGATTCTTCAACGAGACCCATAATTACTCCTATAGGACCAGGGTCAAGATGTTCGAGTATTACAAGGAACATTGCACTACCAACCCGGCAGTCCAAAAGCTGCTGGCTAACTTAACTGGAACTGTGGAGGAAGATGATGAAGACGAATAACTTTGAGCAACTAATCAGGTTGGTATATGCCCAGTTCAAAGCTGAGGCTGTGCTTATTAAACCCGCCAGATGGCAAGGCCGAGATACGTCAGGGAAGCCTGACCTGGAGACATACGAACTGCTGAACCACAGCTCGACCGTACTTCTGCCAAGTGAATCTTTGGCTTATTATCGTCGAGATATAGTGCCAGATATACCCTGGGCAGATAATCACTTCGAAGAGCGTGTCTGCGGATACCCACTCAACCCGGGACTTCAATGGTCCAAATGGAGGATGGGGAAAGGGGCTGACAGCTTCAGGCTACCGGACGGATCATTCAACCACAATTACATGGAACGTATGTGGCCTAAGCTGGCCCGGAAGGTGCCACTGTCTGAAGTGGCCCCTGAGGATTGGGAACCAGACCCCTCATTACCAATTCATCGGGGTATTCTCTATGAATATGGGGACCTGGGGGATGTGGTAGATCTGTTAGCCCGAGAACCTGACACCCGACAGGCATATCTCCCAATGTGGTTCCCAGAGGATACCGGGGTGGCCCATGGTGACCGTGCCCCGTGTTCACTGGGGTGGCATTTCATTGTCAGAAACAGTCAGCTTCACATGGTATATTACCTCCGGAGTGTAGACCTTGTGAACCATTGGAAAAACGACCTGTACATGGCTGTTCGGCTTCTTCTTTGGGTCTTGGATGAAGTTAGAACCATCAACCAGGATTGGAATGCCATCCAGCCCGGAACCCTTACAACTCACATTACCAGTTTTCACTGCTTTCGCGGTAACTGGCATCAAATATGAAACCACTACTTGCTGCAACTGTAGAAGATGCTTCCAAGCTGACCTTCCCCTTGATTGCCAGCCCAAAGCTGGACGGCATAAGGGCCCTGGTTCTCAATGGATCACTGGTATCCCGGAAGCTGAAACCAATCCCCAACCCTTCCGTAAGAGCCCTGTATGAACACCTGCAGGGATGGGACGGGGAGCTCATCTGCGGAGATCCCACAGACCCCGCCGCCTTTAGAAAAACCACCTCGGCAGTGATGTCCAAGGACGGAGATTCCTCCGGGGTAACTTTTCATGCCTTTGATAATTTCTTGCATCCGGGAGGATTTGGTGAAAGGCTTAGGTCGCTTTATCCAGTTCCCCGGGTTCAGCTGGTTCCACACCAAGTGGTTCAATCCCATGAGGAGTTACTGGACCTTGAATCCGACTGGCTGGGTCAAGGATATGAAGGAGTAATGCTTCGTAGTTGCCATGGGCCATACAAACACGGTCGCTCTACTCTTCGAGAGGGGACCCTGATGAAACTCAAAAGGTTCTCGGATGATGAGGCTGTTATTGTTGGGTTTGAGGAACAGCTCAAGAACACTAATGAGCTTACTCAGGACGCACTGGGTAAAGCCAAGCGAAGCAACCATCAGGCGGGTATGGTCGGAAAGGGAACACTTGGGGCCCTGGTAGTACTTGGTATCTCTGGCCCGTTCAAAGGGGTAAGGTTCAATGTGGGATCAGGAATGGACGATCAAATAAGGTCAGACATCTGGGATAATCAAGCTAATATAAAAGGCTTGATTATCAAGTTCAAATACTTCATGATAGGGTCCAAGGACTCTCCACGCTTTCCAACTTTCCTGGGTTTCAGGGAGGACATATGAGGTTGACCCGGGACGCAATGCTTATGGCTATGGCTGGGATAACGGCTATGCGGTCTACCTGCCTGAGGCTTCAGGTGGGAGCCGTAGCGGCCAGGGATGGCCGACTGCTGGGGTCTGGGTACAATGGGGCTCCGTCAGGGCTACCACACTGCACCGAGTCTACCTGCAACACTTCGAACCCATGCACCAACACTGTCCACGCTGAGCAAGGGCTCATCTCCTTTGCGGCCAGGCACGGGGTTCGGCTGGAAGGGGCAACACTGTACGTGACCCATTGCCCATGTCAATCTTGTGCAGGGCTTATACTTAACACCGGAATATCCCGAGTGGTTTATGCCCACCCATACCGGATAACGACGGGGCTGGATATGCTGTCCTCTGGTGGGGTTGAGATATTCCATTTTAAAGATCATATAGGAATACCATGGTAGCTAAACGAATAATCCGAACTGGAAGAAACTCGAACTGTCAGCTGTGCCCAAATTGGGAATCAGCTCAGCACCCCTGTCGCTGGGGAGAGGGATCAGAAAAAGCTACCATTATGGTAGTCGGGGATATGCCCACACAAACTGAGAACCTGGGCGGCCGAGGCGGGAAGATGCTCAAAGAGCTTCTGAAAGAGGCCGGGATAGATACTAAGAAGTGCTACTTCACTAATGTGGTGAAGTGCCCCACTCACGACGGCAGCGCCCCGTCCTCGGCATCACTGAAAGCCTGCAAGCAATACCTGGACTTGGAAATAACCCAGGTAGCCCCTGAGTACATCCTGACACTGGGAGCCACTGCGCTCAAATCCCTGTCAAAGAAGTCCAAGATTACTGAGCTGCATGGTCAGGTGTTTGATTACAACGGGATCAAGGTAGTTCCGTCCTTCTCACCGAATGTGGCACTACGAGACCCGGCTCGGCTACCTGGGTTAAGAAAGGACCTGGTAAAGTTTGGGTTCATTACCAGAGGGGAAGAGTCCACTACAGAGGACATGCACTGGGAGGTCATCAGGACCATGGAACAATGGAATCAGTTCGTAGATGAGTTCGAGCGATCTGAGGTAATTGCTGTAGATATTGAAACCACTGGGCTTGACTGCGAAGTACCTGAAGGGGAAATCAACTCCATTCAGTTCTCCCTGGATTCCACAGATAAGAACTGGGCCCTGCCCCTGATGGTTCGTGATAGCCCGTGGAGGGGAAAGCCTACACTTCGACAGCAGTTCATGGATATACTGTTTGACCTGTCTGAAGGCAAGGTAATCGTTGGGCAGAACTTTAAGTTTGATAACCGCTGGATCAAGAAAAAGTATGGGAGAAAGTTCCACTTGAATTTTGACACTATGTTGGCCCATCACCTGTTGGATGAGAACTCCCCGCACGGACTGAAGGAACTGGCCTCAGAGTTCTGCAATGCTCCCAGCTACGACGTGGACCTCAAGACCAAGCTGGGACTAGGGGAGCTGGAACCATTCTACAAGTATGGCTGCTTTGATACTTACTACACCCGGCAGCTCTATTACATCTTCAGGAAGCGATTGATCGCGGACAAAACCCAAAGCCGCTTATTCTACAAGCTGGTAATGCCAGCCGCCCGGATGCTGGAGGATGTGGAAGCCACCGGGCACTTCATCAATACCAAACGCCTGACCCAGGTTCGCGAGGAATTAAACAAGCGACGCACATACCTGCTGGAGGAAATGCAAAAGCTGGCGGGTGAAGAAGTCAACTGGAATTCCCCAGCCCAAGTGGGTAAGCTGTTCTATGAAAAGCTGGGGCTCCCGATACTGGAGAAAACAGCTGGCGGGTCACCCAGCACTGGGGAATCAGTCCTCCTGAGGCTACAGCATGAACATGAATTGCCTAGACTGCTGATGGACTTCCGCGGGGTAGATAAGAACTTGAGTACCTATGTAGATGGGTGGACCTCACTGATCCACAAGAACCACTTGTTCCTATCAACCAAAATACACGGGACAGTTACTGGAAGATGGGCATCAAGATTGCACCAGGTTCCCCGTGACCCGATGATTCGATCCTTGATTGATGCCCCCCCCGGATGGACCTTCGTATGTGCTGACTATTCTCAGATTGAGTTACGTATAGCTGCCCTCCTTTCTGGCGACCATCGGATGAAAATGATTTTTCAGACTGGAGGGGACATCCACAGTGAGACAGCCTCATTCATCTTGGGTAAACCTGTTGACAAGCTTACCAAGGAGGAACGGAAGATGGCGAAAGCTGTGAACTTTGGCCTCTTGTACGGAATGGGATGGCCTAAGCTGGTTATCTATGCTCGGGATAACTACGGGGTTACCATGACCGACCAGCAGGCTAAGGACTTCCGTATTCGGTACTTTGAAACCTACTCAGCTTTACCCAGGTGGCATGAGCGCCAGCGTCGAGTAGTCCGTGCCTTCGGTCAAGTGGTATCCCCGTCCGGTCGCATCAGGCACTTGCCAGGGGTCAATAGCAGTGAACAAGGAACCAGGGCTGAGTCTGAACGGCAGAGCATTAACAGTCCTGTCCAGGGGTTCGGATCAGGGGACTTGAAGGCTATGGCTATGGTAGAGATCCACAACACCCTACCTCGGGATCTGGTACAAATCAAGGGTGAGGTTCATGACAGTAACCTGCTGTGGGTAAGGACCACCGAGTTAGACACCATACTGCCACAGGTGAAAGCCATCATGGAGTCCCCCAAGCTACTGAGGGACTTCGGGATTGAGCTGACCGTTCCAATCGTAGTGGACATCGAAATAGGGGCCTGGGGTATCTCGAAACCATGGAAATCTGGCATATAATAATCCCATGTTAAACATCGAAAAAAGATTTTGGTCTAAGGTCTCGGTTTCCCACACCAACCAGTGCTGGGAGTGGAAGGCCGGAACCATGGGAAAGGGGTATGGTCAGTTTAGGGCAAGTAGAACTGACCCGCGACTTAGCACCAGGCTGGCGCATCAGCTGTCGTGGATATTCAGCTTTGGGGATATTCCCCCAGGAATGTTTGTTCTTCATAAATGTGATAACATTAAATGTGTCAACCCCTCCCACCTATTCCTAGGAACCCAACTCGACAATATAAGAGATATGATTTCCAAGAATAGGGGGGCTAAAGGTGAAGGAAATGGGATGGCTAAGTTGACTGAAGTCAAAGTAAGGAGCATAGCAAAAGACAACCGTAACAGAAACCTAATAGCCTCGGAGTACGGGGTATCGCTCTCCGTAGTATCTAATATCAAGAACCGCAGGATATGGAAACACCTTTGGATAGACCATGAAAATTAAACTTGAATTTGAACCATTTCAAAAATACAGTTTTTCTCGTATTAAACTGTGGAGAAAGTGCCAGATGGCCCACCATTATAAATATTACCAAGGGCTAGAAAAGGTTAAGAAAGGGCTCCCCCTGATAATTGGGTCAGCCATCCACGCGGCCATTGAGGAACATACCGAGGGAAGAAATTATCGGGTTCCCATGGAACAGTTCAGAAGGGATTTTAATAAGCTATTTCAGGAGGAACAGGTAGAGTTCGGTGATCTGCCTACCGAACTGGATGGGATCATGGAGGCCTATTTCAAACATTACAAAGATGATGGGCTAATTTATCCCATGCGTCGTAGGGGCATCCGAAGTGAAATACCCGTTACTGTGGACCTGGACAATCACTCTAGATTTGTGGGATTTGTGGATGCCTTTCCCCAGGATGAAGAGGGAAGGAATTGGGTAATGGATACCAAAACTTGCAAGTCTATACCCGAGGAGTCATCACGTTTTGCTGATTATCAGCTGATTACCTATTGTTGGTTATTACCACAGCTGGGTTATCCCAAACCCGATGGGGTGATTTGGAATTATGTTAGAAAAAAAGCCCCCTCAATACCCGAGCAACTAAAATCTGGGGGTTTAAGTAAAGCAGCCAAGATAGACACTACCTATGAGGTTTATATGTCTACAGTGGACAAACTACTTGGCCCGGAAAAGAGAGGTGACTATGAGGAGTTTGCCAGTACTCTAAAGGGTAGGGAAAATAAGTTCTTTAGAAGAGTATATCTCCCGTCACCAAATAGTACCATGGTGGATACGATAGTAACGGACCTTATCTCTAGTATTAAGGAAATCCACTTAAAAGGACCAACCTCTACGGTAAGGAGTATGACCAAAGATTGTAATTGGTGCACTTATTACAGTCTATGCCAGTCAGAGGTTAGGGGTTTAGACACCGACTATATTCGCAAGTTTGATTTTACAACCAAGGAAGAAAGAAATGATCAAGAAAAAGCTGTCGAGTCCGACTCAAGTGACATTGAAGAATAACTCGAAGTTCTCAGATATCACTGATCGGATTAAACCTGTGACAAGCCTGGGCTTGGTACTTGCTGCACTGTTCTACGGGAAGGCCGGAACCGGGAAGACTACAGTGGCGGCCACATTCCCGAAGCCATTGCTTCACTTGGATATTCGGGAGAAGGGAACAGACTCTATCTCTGATATGGAAGATGTGGACACCTTATCGATTGAGGAATGGGATCAGTTCGAGCAGGTGTATTGGTACCTTCAATCCAAAGAGAACAAGTACAAGACCGTGGTGATTGATGCGGTTTCTCAGCTCCAGGACTTTGCCCTCCTACAGGCCCTGAAAGACAACGGGAAGGGTGAGGGGTCAGCTATCTCAATGAGGGACTTCGGAGCAGCCGCAGGTCGTCTGAAAACCTGGATTATTAACTACCGAGACCTGGTGGACCAGGGCATCAATGTGGTCTTCCTGGCCCACGATCGAACTAATGAAGGGGAAGAAGGGGAGGCAGGGGAGCTAACCCCATCAGTGGGCCCACGTATGATGCCATCGGTAGCCAGTGTGCTAACCGCGGCAGTGAAGATCATCGGCAACACCTTTGTAAGGGAAGCCCATGAAAAGCTGGGGGGCGGGAAAGTCGAGCGTAAGGTTGAATACTGTATGCGGGTTGGCCCTCATGCGTATTACACAACCAAGGTTCGCCAGCCCAAAGGCGGATATACTCCCGACGTCATCGAGAATCCGGGCTATAATGCCCTCGTCTCCTTGATGAAGGGGGAACTTAAACCGCCGGCACCAAAGCCGGCACCTGTAACAAGCAAGCTCAAAAGGAAATAAGCAATGGCTACCAAATCACGTGCACCCAAGAAGTCCACAATCGCAGTTGACTTCTCGGAAACCGAAACACAACAGACCATCGAAGAGGGAGATTACGTCCTGACTGTGGACGAAGTCGAGCAAAAGACCAGCGAGAACAGCGGCAGCGATTACCTGGCCATCACCTTCAAGGTGGCTGAAGGTACCTTCAAGGGCAAGAAGGTTTACCACAATTGCAGTCTTCAGCCCCAGGCGCTGTTTAACCTCCGCGGCCTGCTGGAAGCACTGGGCTTCGATGTTCCCCAGGGTCGCATGGACCTCGACCCGGCTGACATGATCGGTGAAAGCTGTGGGGCCTCCATTGCTCATGAAACCTACCAGGGTAAGACCAAGGCCCGCCCAGTGGAATTCTTCCCGGCTGACCAGGTTGGTGAAGAATCCTCCCCGGCCCCCCAGCCAGCCGCTAAGGTCGTCAAGGCCGCTAAAGTGACAAAGCCGGAACCCGTCGAGGAACCAGAGGCTGAGGAAGAGCCTGAAGAGAAACCCGTGACTCGGTCCAAGAAAAAGAAAGCTGTAGGCCTGTCAGTTGGTGACAAGGTTACCTTCACCGACGATGAAGGGAATGATCGCGAGGGGTCCATCTCGGCTATCGAGGACGGTGCTTACACTGTCATCACTGGGGTCGGCAAGAAGGCAGAAGAATGGGAGCTGGAAGAATCCGACCTGACTGCAGCTTAAAACCCAGGGGGCGTGCACGCCAGGTCAATGCGACCCAGACACGGCACCAGATGAACCCTGTGGGGTTTAACCCGCTTCGGCGGGTTTTTTGTTGCTTAAATTGTAACAATCAAGGTTTCATTGGAGTTTGGTCAAGATCATGATAGAATTACCTCATCATCAACCAGGAGCTAAAATGGAAACTACCACTGACTTCAACCCTGTACTTGCCGCCGAGCTGGGACTCCCCCTGGAAAAGTACACCAAACCAACCGCAGCCTTCGCTGCCATTTCCGAAGCTGATCGTGCTGTTCTTTATGCAGCTATCATGTCCCCCACCTTCCTCACTAAACAAGACCCAGTAGAGGGGGTCATCAGTAAAGATCCCGGCCCAGCTATCCGAGATGCCGTTCGTAACAGTCGGATTTTCAAAACCAATGCTGGCAAGGTTAACCAGGAGATGTTGACCATGTTTAAGGACTTGTTTTCTAAGGCCGAAGCTGAAAAAATTACCGTTAGCAAAGCGGCCACCATGGTATTATCGGCCTTTCCCAAGGCTACCCGAGTGGAGTTTAAACATACCGCGGCATCTGTGGGAATTAAACCTCTTACCGCTCGTAACCTGTTCGACCGAATCACTAAGGCTGCAAAATGACCAGGATCAACCTGATACCTCCTCGGGAGCTCCACACTAAGCACCTGGTGGCGGAATACCGGGAGCTACCCAGGGTTTTCAGGCTGTCTGAAAAAGCCTGGGAACGCGGGGAGCGAAGCTTCCCAACCCACTATACACTGGGCAAGGGTCATGTAAAATTCTTTTATTGTCGACTGGGGTTCTGTCAACGTAGGTTTAATGACCTGGTACAGGAAATGTTATCAAGGGGTTTTAACCCACTGCACCGAAGCACCCCGGGAGTCTCTGTTCCAGCTGACTGGTTGAGTGACTGGGTTCCCACACTGGAAGCCCTGGAGCTGAACCGTGAGCGTATTCAACAGAGGAAACCAAAATGAAAAAGATGAACCCCCCAGACCTGGCCTATGCTCTTAAGCTGCTAGATTGGGTTCCTGACCGATACGGTCATCTGCAGAAGGTCGTAAAAGGGGTCAAGCATCGGTTGGTGTTAGGCCCCCTTAGGGTATCCCTGGAAGTGCAAACCAGAGTCACCCCTACGGCTACAAACCCGTCCAGGACTCAATGGCGTACCCTGGACGAATTTTCTTATAACGATATCTCGATAACCCAGGATTCCCAGATTAGAATGGGTTCTAAGCTTTTTTAGGAGTCCAAGGTGGAACTGAACTTTAGGCAAGTAACCTATATGAGGGACAGGACCCACACTTACCTGTGGTTGAGAGACCAAGGAAGCCGTGGAACCTTCTTGACAATCGAATCTGGAACTATCGAGGTGGTATCCCTTAACCTCAGTGATGGAGTTTACCATATCCTATATGACGGGGTGATGTGGCAGCTGACACCTTACCAGTATGACCCTATCTCAGCCTTCAAAAAATACCATGATTCCCTGCTGAATAGGACGGATGAAGCAGCGGCTGAGCTAGCTGAAATCCTGGCCTTGGAACCTGGCCCCAAGCCGCTCCGTAAACCTGTGGTACAGAAGCCTATGGCGGTCATAAAAGAGGCTAAGAAGGTCAAATCCATCGGGGCTGGTTATACCCTGTCACAGATGTGCTCCGAGCTTAATATGGACCCTTCCGAGGCTCGTAAGACCCTTCGAAATAAGGGGATCGAGAAACCTCAGGGGAAATGGGAATGGCCCAACCGTGAAGCCGCTGAGGCCGTTCGTAAGGTACTGTCGAAATGAACCTAAAGACCCGCTACCAGGCTCGCTTTGGTATCAAGCAGCCACTGAGGGGCTACCAGCTGAAGGCTGTAAAGGTGGGGCTAGATAACCCTAATTATGCCCTACTGATGGCGCCTAGGCTTGGAAAAACCCGGATTGATATCTCGGTGGCCGGGTATAGGTGGAAACAAGGAGAGATTAGCAAGTGGTTGATTATCTGCCCATCTATCGCTAAGGATGTGTGGGCCACTGAAATATCTGACACCCTGGATATTCCACATCAGGTTGAGGTTATTGAGGGAAAAGCCGCTGAGCGAAAACTTATTCTAAAGGGGTGGAAGATTGAACCAGGAAAACTGAATATCTTGGTTATGAACCCGGAGGCGACTTGGAGGTTAAAAAAGCTCTTATACAAAAGCAATCCCGATAAAGTAACAGTAGACGAGAGCCATCGCATTAAAAACCATGCCTCTAAGCAATCGTCAACCATCCACACACTGGGGAAGAGGGCCTCCTACCGATGTATTATGACAGGGACTTTCCTATCAACTCCTACAGATGCCTTCTCTCAGTATAAATTTTTGGACCCCTCTATTTTCGGGGAGCGTTGGAAAGCCGGTCGCTTCGGTGGCCCTGATGGGTTCTTGGAAAGGTATGTGGAGTCCTATGGTTTCGGAGGTCACAAACCCAAGACTTTTAGAAACCTGGATGAGCTTCATCAGAAAATATCCTCAGTAGCTTACCAGCTAACCAGGGCTGACGCTGGGGGATTTCCACAAGAACAATATCAGGTAATTAAGTTCGACTTGACTAACCCGGCTTTGAGCCATTACCTGAATATGCAAAAGCACCTGAAGACAGTGGTTAAGTCGTCATCAGGTGATGAGCGAGTGGTAGCTGAAATTGTCCTGACCCAGGTGTTAAGGCTTCAACAGATTACTGGAGGTTTCTTACCAGTGATTGACCCAGATGACCGGGTAGAAAATGTTCAGCTGGGCACCGACAGGATTAGGGCCCTTAAGGAGCTGGTTAGTGAGTACCCCCTTACTGAACCTCTGGTGATATTTTGTAGGTTTCGATTTGAGCTGACTGCCATACTCAAGATGGTAAAAGCCCTGGGCCGGTCATCGGGGTTCATTGCGGGGGGGATGCGATCCGAAGACCGTGACCAATCCAAGAGGGACTTCCAGTCGGGGTTGGTTAACACCTCAGTAGTTCAAATTAGGGCTGGCGGTATATCCATTGACCTCAGTCGAGCCAGTACTGGAATTTTCTACTCCATGACACCCAGCCTTATTGACTACGACCAGGCCAAGGCTCGTATCATATCTAGAAGAGGAGGGTCAGTTTCCATTATTCAGTTAGCCGCAAGAGACACGGTTGATGAAGACATAATCCAATCTTTACAAACCAAACAGGACTTGGTGTCAACTATTTTGAGGAGAATAAGATAATGAGAGTACGTTCATCGGACGATGAAGTTGATGATATAATGGAGACATCGGAGATCTTCGACAACCCCGATATTTTCAATGATTTACAGGAGTATGATATGGCATTATTCAAGAAAGCAGACAAACCGGAGGCGGAGAAGATTGCAAAACCGGCCGTCAAGACGGTTAAACCCAAGACTGAAAAGTCTGACAAACCCAAAGGCACCTTTGGTCCTCGTCAAGTCCCTGAAGGATTTGTGGGGCTGGATGCCCTGGCCAAGGAATTCGACCTGAAGCCATCCGTGGTTCGTCGCAAGCTTCGTACAGCTGAGGGCGTTACTAAGCCTGAGGGTCAACACGGCTGGTATTGGAAGGATGGGTCGCGAGAGCTGGCTAGTATTCGCAAGGTCCTGGCTCCGCCTAAGGCCTAACCAACCTAAGAGGCCTCCTTCGGGAGGCTTTTTTGAAGCTATGCTAGAATCTACCTTGTGGGGCCACCTTAAACCTGAGTTAAAAAAGGTGGGAAAATTTCAGAAAATATCCGACAGGTTTACCCCGGGTGTTCCTGATGTGATAGGCTGTATGGATGGGGTTCCCTGGGCCATTGAGTTGAAAACTCTTAAGGGAGTCAAATTACACCGAGTGGGGTTTCGACCCGGGCAGCTAGACTGGTTACAAGATTGGGTACAGTCTGGAGGTGTGGGGTTGATAATGGTTTCTCAAGGTCAGTCAGTTTGGGTATTTGAGCACCAGCATGGTAAACCCCTGGAGGAGGGAGTTTCTACAGCCTTCTTGAACCACCATTCACTTACCCAGTTCACAAAAATTCCGCGTGTAGGTTGGTCGACATTAATAGAACAAATGAGGAGAACCATAAATGAAGCCAGATAAACCCCGTAGTTATCCCCATTACACTCCCGGTCCGTATAGGCCAGACCGTGAGCCCCCTGCTAGGATAGGGGCTGACCAGCACAAGAAATTTTTTTCTAAAGGACTTACCCCCACTAAAAAAGAATCTTGTATTAAAGATGGTAAGTGGAGAGCTAACTTGATAGAATTAAACCTTACTAATTAAAGGAGCTTGAAGTGGACCTGGTAGATGTTATGGTGGTGTTTGCCACTGCTGCTTATATACTGTGGTTTCTAGGGGGTCAGTATGTGTAACGGGGATTGTGGGCAGGGGAGAAACTGCAACTGTGTTCCACAGGAATACTATGACTCCTGGGCTAGGGAGGTTTGGGCTTATATCATACTGATGATCATGTCCGGTGTTATAGGCTTTGTGTTGGGGTACTCCCCATGCTAATGCGACAACCTCACAGCTGTAAAACTACCTTTGCGGGTGGGGTAAACATTTTTACAGGTTGTGGGGTTTTGGGTTGTATAACTGACCTTGAAATAATGAAAATACTGAGGGAGTCAGGACCCTGCACCGGGGACCAACTTAGCCAATTACTGGGGGTTCATCCGGACTTGGTATTCGGGAAATGCTCTGAGATGGTTGAACATGAGTTAATCACAGCTATCAGGGTTCCTATTAGAAAAGGGATCAAACCGGATAACCTCTACCTTTTAAGGACCATACCCCTGCCAGAATTATTGCTTAAGTTTATTGAAAGGTACCCTGGTATCAGTACAGGTAAGCTTAAGCAACTCTGTGGTTACCTAAGGATAAATGGGTCACTTGGTAAGCTTATATCAGAAGATAAAGCCTTTCGTAAGCGTACAGGCAAGAGTTACCAATACTGGAAACAAGATGAAAAATAAACAAATCGCGGACGCCTTTCGCGCCGCAAAACAGTACCTGTGAGATGGTGAAGCTAAGGGGCGTGAGGTGTATATTTGCCACGCCATTAACGAAGCAAACCGACAAGGGAGGATTTCGCCTGAAGCAGCGGAAGAAGCGAAGATGGTAATCAGTAAGCGGCTTCATTCTTGTAACACTTTGGAAAGTTGGCTTATCTACAACGGCGGGATACCCTTTGATCAGGTGTCCAGCGTGGAAGGTAGATACAAGCTCCAAGTTACATGGCACGCTTGGATTGATAGTTTGATTGAGGAGTTTTCTAACGCAGAAGTGAGGGGCGCGCAGCGTCCCGCTCGACTGGCACTTCGCCCGTGCCATCGAAAAGAAAGTGCGAGGTGAATGATGGCATCTTCCCCGTACACCATACCAACCAAATTTTTACTACCAGAGGAACCTACTATGAACATTGATAACTTTACCATTGGCGAACTCAAACAAATCGCCGCAATCGTCAATAGCCAAATCGCGCAACCTGCACAGTCGACAGCGCCCCACCCATTCGTAGGCAAGTATGTAATCGCACGCTGTTACAGCGCAGGAGTACATGCTGGATTTGTCAAGCATGTCGACGGGGAGCAAGTCATCCTTGCAGATTCTCGTCGCTTATGGTCATGGAAAGCCAAGGATGGGATTGCGCTATCTGGCGTGGCACAAACTGGTGTGCAATCAGGATGCAAGATTGACGTTGTGAATCCCAAGATTTATCTGACTGGGGTTTGCGAGTTGATCCCATGCAGTGCCGCTGCACAGGAGTCGATCCATGACTTCAAAAAATAAAGTATTCACCGACGGCTCCGGCTACGGCTCCGGCTACGGCTCCGGCTCCGGCTCCGGCTCCGGCGAGGGCTCCGGCTACGGCGACGGCTACGGCTACGGCGACGGCTCCGGCTCCGGCGACGGCGACGGCTACGGCTCCGGCGACGGCTCCGGCTACGGCTACGGCGACGGCTCCGGCTCCGGCTCCGGCTCCGGCTCCGGCGAGGGCTCCGGCTACGGCGACGGCTACGGCTACGGCGACGGCTCCGGCTCCGGCTCCGGCTACGGCTACGGCTCCGGCGACGGCTACGGCTCCGGCGAGGGCGAGGGGTGAAGCATGAGCCAAACACCACCGTTCGGAAGCAAACGCGCTGCCGCCATGGCTATCTACACACCGCCGTTCAAGTTCCAGTACGGCTACATCTACGACAGCCAAAACCGCATGGTTGCAGACAACGGTCCGATTTGCGATGGTCCAAACGTGGAAGGTGCGGTAGCTGCAAGGGTTCGAGGCTGGGGCCGAATTGGCTACATGCCAAACGCCGCAGAGCTGCAAGACGAAGTTGGTCAGATGATGGTGGATGCGCTCAATGCCTACTACGCGAATCGGGGTGAAGCATGAGCACACCACACAAACACGCAGCACTGATCCACGCTTGGGCAGACGGTGCTGAGATTGAATATCGCGCTGCTGGTAGCGCTATATGGATGCCAATGCCAACACCACAGTGGAGTCTGATTGGGGATTACCGCATCAAGCCCGACCCACTGAAGATTGCGATTGAGGCGCTGGAGAAGATTTACAAGGTATCCACTGATTCTTGGGTGCTGGATGCCTCTAAGGAAGCACTGAAACAAATCAAGGAGCTGACATGAGAGTTCGCATTGTTCAAGCCCATCGCGGAATGTACGTTGTAGAAAAGAAATATTGGTTCTGGCCGTTTTGGTTGGAGGTGGAATGGGATGGCGATCTGGAGGTGGCGGAGAAGACGGCACAGCGTTTACTGCACCCATTCATCAAGGAACTGACATGAGTACAAAAGAACTAATTCTGTGGATTGTTGTTGCGGTGCTTATAGCCACCCTGCTTGCAGCACCTGTGGCCTGCACGATGAACCGGCAACGGCTTGTTGCAGAGGCGATTAAAAACGGGGTAGACCCAATGGCGGCTAGATGCGCCATTGAAGGTGATGGCTCCGACAGTCGGACAAGCTCACTGTGCATGGCTACTGCTATGCAGAAAAGGTAGGAACTGAATGAGCAAGATGCCACCACCAATCACAAAGCACAGTTCCGCAAAAGACATGTGGGAAGAGATTGAAGCACTGCGGGAAGAGGTAGCTGCGCAGCAATCGGAACTCAATTCGGCAAAGAAGATGCTGGATCGACTCATGCATGAATCCAGCTTCTGCAATTACCAACTGGACATTATTAGGCAGGTGATGTCTAGGCAGTTTGGAGAAATCAAATGAGTACCTTAAAAGACGCAGGGTATGTAGTCATGATGCCCGCCGCCAAGATCAATTCAATGCAAGCCGAGGTTGACGACCTCCGGGCAGAGGTTGAGCGGCTGCGGTCTGCTCTTGGAAAAATAGCCAGGGTAAATGCCTGCGATTACGAATATCAGCAGTGGGCACGCGCTGCACTGGGGGAGAAGACATGATAGTAGCGATTGACTTTGATGGAACATGCGTGACGCATGACTATCCAGAGGTTGGGAAAGACATAGGGGCGCTGCCGGTAATACAGAAGCTGGCCGAACGCGGCGACAAGATCATCCTGTTCACTATGCGCTCCGGCGAGCACCTACAGCATGCTATTGATTGGTTTACAAAGGGCGGCATTCAGCTATTCGGTGTGAACTGCAACCCCGAACAACACACATGGACAGCAAGCCCGAAGCCTTACGCCCATGTCTATATTGACGATGCTGCGTTAGGCGTACCACTGCATAGGACGCTGTATCACAGTAGGCCGTATGTGGATTGGGGCACAGTGGCAACAATGATGGGGATCGAGCCATGACCACCCTACCACCACTGCCAGAGCTTGAACCGTGGGCCAAGTGCATGGTAATCCGCGAAGACGTTGCACGGGCGTTGATGCGCGAATACGGCGCACTGTGCCGACGCGAGGCGCTGGAGGAAGCCATGAGGATTTGCGAAGACCTACCCGCATCGTATGAGGAATCGCAGGCGCTTGACCAGGCGTACAAAGCGATTGAGGAGCTTTTGAAATGACCATCATACAACGCCAGATGCACACCGTTCAGGTTGACTGCCGTTGCGACGCTTGCGGGGAGGGCTGCTATCGCCCCTCAGGATTTGCGCTCCTAAGCAATCCGCCAAAGTTCCCGCACGCTTGCACGAGATGCGGAGATAAAAAGACCTTCAACCTGACGTACCCCCATATTCAACATTTACCGATGAACGGAGACCCAGAATGAAAGTAGTAACACCAATCAGCTTTGACCGCAACAAGGTCAAGGAGGTTCTGACCGACGCACTGGAGCAGGGGTTCGACCAGATTTATATCGTAGGGCTCAAGAGCAAGCAGGCGTACCTCATGGGCTCAGACCTGACTTCCAACATGGAAATGATTGGGGCGCTGGAGATGTGCAAGATGCAGATATTTGACAGGAGCGGACAATGAATGAAATCAAACTACTCAACCACGGTCATGTGCGTTTGGTCGAGCACATGGGGTCAGACCTCTCTATCGTGCGCAATGCAAGGGTCAGCTATGACGCTGAGTGGAGGTCAGGCGAGGATGACGGTAAGGATGCCAAGCTAATCGACTATCTGGTAAAGAACCACCACACCAGCCCACTGGAATCTGTGCAATTTACCTTTGACGTGAAGGCTCCGATCTTTGTGTTTCGTCAGTGGCACCGTCACCGGACCTGGAGCTTCAACGAGGTGAGTGCTCGGTACAGCGTGTTGCCCGAGGAATACTACATCCCGGATGTGTCGCAGATAACCACGCAGTCGACCAGCAATAAGCAGATGCGAACGGACACGGAGCACCCGATGGCTGTGTACATGCAGGACGCGATCAGCAAAACATGCGCCGCAGCCTTCAAGGAGTACAAGCATCTGGTTGCAGATGGGTGCCCCCGCGAGCTGGCCCGAGGCGTGTTGCCTGTGAACACTTACTCCCACATGTTCGCCACGGTGGACTTGCACAACCTCGCCCACTTCCTGAAGCTGCGCCTGCACGAGCACAGCCAGTATGAGATCAGGGTGTACGCTCAAGCCATGCTGGAGCTGATCGAGCCTATCGTGCCGGTGGCTGTGGCGGCGTTGAAGAAACATATCCTGGGAGTGTCGACATGAAACTGCAGTACGTGTTCTTTCTGATCAGCGCGGTGTTTAGCTCCTGCGTCGTAACGCCTGTTGTCTGCTTGGCGCTGTCTCTGGCCACGCTGTGCGTCGCGCTGATCCTGGCGATTGTGGAGGCTATAACATGAAAGCACAGCCTGTTAAGCGCGTTCTGTGCAAGGGGTACGAACCTAATTCGCAGTGCCTGAAATGTGCCAGGAAAACTGACAAGCCTGTTCCAGATCCTCTCATATTCCTGCCGCCAGATTTCGTCAACGGGAAGTGCCCTATGCGTGTTCAGAAATAGCCGGGTTATAATGGGCTGGGCGGTCGGTGGTGCGGGTTAGCGCCGCACTTGCTTGAATCAACGGTGTCAGTGTCCCACTGCTTTATGTGAGCCGACCGTCAACCTATTTTAGCTCAATGGACGCATACCGGATACTTGGAACCATCACCGTGGTTTGTGGAATAGCCCCTCTCTTCTGGGGCTTTATTCGTTTGGGTGAGCGGAAACTACTGAGGGCGGTTCGCCGCCGAAAGCGCCCCGACAAGACTCCCGCGATACGCGACCTGCTTTAGGGCGTTGGCCAACTCCGGGTGTTTCTGCATAAGTGACGGGGCTCCCTCCATCAACTTAGCTGCTCGTGCGGGGTCTAGCAATGCGTCGGCAATCTCGCGTTGCATCTTTTCGTCCACATCTCGATACACCCATTTCAACCCACGTGAGATGCCGGGGGCCTCCAGCAGTAGCCCGGCGTGACTTCCCATACCCGATTGGCTGGCGATGTTGTTCATTGCCATCTTTTGGAAGGTATCAGAGCCGACATTCCCACCACGGGTCTGCGCGTTTGATTTACGCGCCAGGTCCTGCGCAATAGCCGTCAGGGCGCCCATCTTATCAGGCCCCATAAGATCTTCTAGGCTGGGGGCCACCTTGAGCCCCGTGGCACGCTTGACCAGTAAGTCAGGGTCTCGAAGCGTTCTGGCAAAAGTTTCTCCGGTTTCCCGACCCAATGCCCCATAGTCAGACAGAGCCGGAGTCACCTTTTTCAGCAAGTCTTGCCCGACCACCATCTGATTGATGGGCTGAGACATCTTGGCATATGTCTGACGCGCTGTCTTAAATTCTGGGTTGGCCCCTTCCATCCAGTCGATGAGCTGCCCACGAGCATTTTGAACCTGCTTTCGCTCTTTCCCAACGATTCCAGAGGTCGGGTCTTTCAGCATGTCGTCCAAGGCCATCTTGAGGTCCTGCACGCCTTGCCCGCTAATACGCCCTGTGGCCACAGGCTGGGCTCCGCCAACGCCACTGAAGGGGGCTGAGGAGGTAGTTGAGAATCCAAAAGGCCGACTGTCATTTTCAGCGATAGTCTGGGCACGTGTCAGAGCCCTCTGCCCGAGAGGGCGGTCCAATAGTTGCTGCAGCTTGTCATCCACCGTGTACACGGCATTGGTAGCTTGGTCGTACATCGGGGCTGTTACGTCTCCGCGCAATTTCTCAGCTGCTTGCACCTTAGAGCTATCCCCCGCAATATCCCGTAGCGCATTCAAACGGGCGGAAGCCTGCTGACGGAAACGCAGGTCATAGTCGGTCGGGTTAGCCCCTTGCGCCATACGCTGGAAGGCCGCAATTCCTCCATTTTCGGCCACTTCCCCTGCTGTCGGCATAGACCCGGAAACCAGGGGCTGGGCCGCTTTCATCTTAGCAAGGACATTAGGGGCGTCATCTCCGGCCAAGCGGTTGAGCAAGCGGCCCTGTATCACCTCACGTCCGCCAGAATATAGGGGCTCCACAAGGGATTTGGCCGTCTTTCCAGCCGCTCCAAGTGCCGCTAGCCCTGCGGGGGCCAAGCCTGCCCCCGCAGCAGCTTCAACGCCACGCATTGCCCGCTCCTTCGCCGACCCATACTCGAGGGACGCGGGTACTCCCGCAGCTACCGCCATTCGTAGCATATTGCCCGGAAGGGTGGCAGCACCGCCCACAGGAACAACCATTGAGGGCAATGATTCTCCCATACCTGTGGCAAACGGGTGCGCCTCTTGCAGCGGTTTGTACAGACGGTCTTCTTCCTTAGCCCTAGCCTTTAGGTCAAGCAACCCCCTGCGATCATCCTTAGCCTCCAGGTACAACTGTTGCATACCCTTACCGAGGCGGTCTGTGGTGCGCCCAGCCCCGATAAGAAAGGCTCCCCAAAGGCCCGGGTCATCCGTTTTGATCTCTGGCTCAGGGGGTGGGGCTGTTTGACCAGCAATCGCACGTAAGCCAGCATCAGACACTTTGGCCATATCGCCAGCCGCCATAGCCTGCAGGTCAGCGTCAGAAAGCTTAGAAAGGTCCATTATTTACCCCCTTGACGACGAGCCAATTCGGCCCTTGCAGCGGCGACTGGGTCTACAGAGGGGCTGCCCCCCACAGGTGCAGGTGAAACAGCCCCTCCAACCTTAGAAGCAAAATAATCGCGCCACGGTAGCCGCTTGTCATTCAACCTTGGCACTTCAGCATAATTCTTGTCGAAGATGGGATTGGAATTTACATACTCGGCCCAATGTTTGTTGGCCCCTTGCAGCGTCCCATTCTGCTCCAGGTAGGTGGCTCGGAAGTCTGCATAATCTTGAGCTTGCTTGGCGCGGTTGATGTATCCCTGCGCAATGGCAGCGTTGGTCTCCTTCGGTTTGTCTACACCGACGGTCCCTTTCTGGAACATCTTTGCGTCAAAATCAGAAGTTGACCCTGAACCGGCTTCGCGCAATCCTGGGACCAGTCGAGAACTGATCCCTTGCATCTCGGCATAGTCGGAGCCGAAGGACTGGGCAAACTGACCGAGGCCAAACTTGTCGGTGATTCCCCCGGTGTCTTTCTTGGCGTTGAGCTCCATGAAGCGTTGAGCCTCCTGAGCGGTTCCAAGCATCTTCCGAGCGGTATCGGCATCAGATTCCACATCCTTGGCTCCCCGAGCAATTTCAGCTGCCCGAACTTTATCGGCATTCTTCTGGTCCGACTGATTAGCCCATGGTACGACCGACGGCACAGGGACTCCCAGAATCGGGGTTGGCGTAGAACTCGCAGGCATAGCGTTAGCCGCCTGTTTAGCTGCGACGTTCTGGCTCATCAAGTCAAAACGCATACCGGCAATTTGCTCATGTGATGCCCGGTCAGCAGCGGCCCTCGCATCCGTAGCCTCTCGCTGGAGCTGCGCCTGTTGAGCACGTTCTGCTGCGGATTGACGGGCCGCATATTGTTGAGCGGCTTGAGCCTGCTGCTGGGCTTCAAGGCGGTACTGGTTCTGCTCTTCGCGGGCTTGTTGAGCAGCCACTTGCTGCATGATCAGCGGGATATAGTGTGCCCGTGTTTTGTCCTGTTCTGCCTTTTGGGCTTGCATAGCCCCAGCCACATTGGATAGCTGTTCCCCAAAGGTCCCGGTCTTGGTGGGGGATAAGAACCCTTGTGCCAGGGCCAAATACCGAGCCTGTGAGTTGTCCTCAGGAATATACTGGCGGAGCAGCTCGGCAATGTCTGGAGGCGCATTACGAGGAGTAGGGGTGGCCACACGGCTCAGAGCTCCTTCAGGAGTGGGCTCGCCAGTGGGAAGCTCGACGCGGCTCAGCGCCCCGGCTTTGTCCAGAGCAGCCGCAGCCGGGGGTAGCCCGACGGGGCCAATAAGCGTCTCGTCAGAGGTGAAAGGAGCAGCGTCATCCGGTGGCATGTCACCTGCAAAGAGGGGGCCAGTAACGGTCTTGCCTTTGTTCGCTACGCGAACTGTGGGAGCTCCGCCTGATAGGTTAGGGTTGCGAGCATAGTCAGCCTCGATCAGCGCTAACTGCTCCGGGGTGAACAGCTGAGCCTGTGGTGAAAATCCGCTTGACAAAGCCATGATTAATCCTTACTTCGGTTTTGTGCCGTCGGCATTCAGGCCCTGCGAAAGGTAGTAGGCTCCCATCGCGGCAGACAAAGCGCCAGGACCATAAACCCCGGATGAACCGCTGGTCGCAGTTGTGGTCAGGGTTGGGAGCTGTACGCCTTGCATAATATCCTGTTGGTTCTTAAGCTGCGTCCACGGGTCCGTGCGCGCCAGGTTAGCATTAGCCAAGGCGGTGTCATAGCCCTTCTGCTGCAGAGCCTGTTGCTGATTGCCGATATTAAGCAGGGACTGGGTATCCGTGTTTTGCAGGGTCTGACCGACTTGACTCAAGGCTCCGATTCCTTGCGCCTCAGTGCTCAAAGCGTTTGCCGCTGTTCCAGCGCCCTGCAGAGCAGTCTGTGCTTGGAGCTGGCCCTGCGTCTGTGCACGGGCTGCATCGGCACTCAAAGCGCCTTGCATCAGGTTGCCGCCAGACAGCGCCGTTTGAGCCTGCATCTGCTGTTGTTGCTGACGCCGGGCTGCATCTTGAGCAAAGATAGCAGCGCCACTATTATATCCAGCCTGCAAGGCAGTACTCTGCTGCCCAGTAATGTCCCCTGCCGCATTGACTGCCGCACGGCTCAGGATGTCGGCGTTGCGGGTGGAACCGAACTGCCCAGATCCGATCATGGCGTTGTTGACGCCCGGCATGATGTTGTCTTCAAAGTTGCGCTTACCCAGCCGTGCGATGTTGTCCACAACTGCAGAGGTGTAGGGGCTCATGTACTTTTGATAGTTCTGAGTCCATTCGTCGGCGCTACCCGAGGCAGCATCTTGCGCGCCTTGTGCCCACGGCATAATGGCTGAGCCGGTTTCCATGGCCGGGCCACCGACGGCGCCCTGTGCGTAGTCTACCATGGCGGAGGACGTGGGCGCGATTTCACCCAGTAACCCCTGAGCTCGTTGCATCTGCGGCTGCGCGGCCCCTTGCTGGGACATCACATTTGAAAAGGCTTGCTGCTGCGTGGGGTTGAACCCGGCAACGCTTGCCATCGGCAAGGGCTGCTCATTCAGATTGTTGGCCAGCCCTGCAGCTTGCGTGCCGAGGTTGGCGGTATACTGTTGGTACCAAGCCGGGAGGTCACGGTTGACCGCCTGATTGGAATCGGTGGGATTGGCTTGTACGCCAGAGGTAAGATCAGCCATTGGAGCCTCCCTTCATGTAGCTGAGTGGGCCAAGTGAGCGAGGAGCAATTTCGTCAGGCGGGGCTGAACGCTTATGAGCCCGCATTGCGGCGCGAAGTTCATCGAGCTTACGAGCGCCTGCAGCGTTGTCGCCGTCGCCTAGCATAGACACAGATTCGGCGTCAAAGACATACTCACCGGGGGAAAGTCGTGCCTCGACCATATCGTCTTGCCCGCCCCCATCACCGGCCACTTGACCCGTTTGCTGAGAGCTGTCGAAGGCTTGGCTAAGTGCACCTTCTACATCACCACCCTCAGCGTACCCGAGCACGCCTAGTTGGATAGGAGAAGGCATGGAAGCCGCTGACTGGCGTGCTAGCTGATTCCCGGCTTTCAATGGAACACGCATGGTCGCCAGAGCTTCAGGGCTGAAGCCCGGCGGGGCGTTGCTAGGCAGAGACCCGGCCAACTCGGCCACAGTCTTGACTGGTTGAGTCTTGCGGTTCAAGGTGTCATAAGCCGTAAGCCCTGCAGCTCCAAGCCCGATGATCTTCTTCCAATCGTAGCTACCGTCCTTTTGTGTCAGCCCTAAAGTATTTGCAACACTCTTCAGCTTTCCTAGTACGCTATCCACAGACATCTCGCCTGTCGGCTCAAAGGAAATTCCACTATTTTTGAGATCCTCGGCAGTAAGACCGGGAGGCAGTACGTTTAGCCCCATATCTTTTGAGGTGTCAAAGGGAACCCCGCCAAAACCGGGAATAATCGGCCCGCCTGTCCCGGTTGCACCGTCGATATTGAAGCCCCAAGAGCTTACGTTGGAGAGGTCGGGGAACCCCTCGCTGCGAGGGTCAGGGCTGGAGGGGGTTTCGTCAAAACCGTAGCTGTCGGTGTTTGCCTCAGTGGCTTCACCGAATGCGCCGTAGTCAAAAATTCCCATATTTACCTCACTGCTCCAATAAATTGTTCTGCCCAGTCTTGCCAGCGCTCAAAGCCTTCAGCAGACGGGATATTCATTGCAACGAGTTCAGGCACATAAAACAGCGCACACACCCACGTTTTCCAACTATCCTCATTATAAGGGGTTGCCACCCCATACTGGGCCAGTTGCTCGGCAACAATTGCCCCCCATTGAACGAATTCTGATCCCTGCGGTTCAGGTAAGAAAGCCGTTGATGCTATCATCGAGTAGACCTCTCGTCGCCGGGTGACAGTTTAATCATCATTTGACCCTGCTCATAGAACCCGCCCAGTGTGTTGGATTCGAATTTTAGCTTCAATATGCGCGCTTGATCCACGGTATCTTGAAAAGATCCGCCGGGGGCCAGCGTATAGGTGTTCAGCACCACATCGGGATCTTGCGCAAAGGATCGCCCAATCACTGACAGGGTCATATCCCCCGTCTGGTTCATGTCCTGCTCAACGCGCTGCAGCCGGGTCATGACGTCCAGCCCCTTGGGAGCATCATCAAACGGGGTTCCAACTGCAATCCCAAAGTTGCATGAGGTGAACGAGCTGACCACAGGTGTGGTGACCTGTTCTACAGTCTTGTCCCAACCGTATTCATGCTGATACTGGCACACCAAGGTTTGGTCTACTGGGGCGGACTGAAGAATGGCAGTAGCACTGGAGGGGCCAGTAAGGGTTTCCCCGCTTACAAAGGTCCCCGATACACTTTCGACATTCAAACTTGTGGTCAGAACCTTTGTGACAATGCCCGTAGCCCCAGAGGTACCCCCGGTCACGCTGTAGCCCGCCACAAAGCCCGTTGTCATGCTGGTAAAGCTTAGTGTGGACCCACTGGCAACCCCCGTAGTGTTGACGTCTAGAGTGATGTCTGTGGCCGTATGCGAAAGCACCAGCGCACCGTAAGGTATACCGGAAGAACCTGAGGCAACCATTCCGTCCACAATGCCCGTAGTGCTGGTAAAGGTGAGCACCGGCGATCCTGCCAAAGTGGCGGCACTTGTAGCAAGGCGAATACCCGTGGTCAGCAATTGGGTTTCCACAGGGTCTTCATGCCCTGCCCAGATTGGGAAGCTAAACACTCCGGTTGGTGCCCCGGCGGTGCGTTGCTTTACTGCGTCATACCACGTATTTTCGCGATAGTTCCAGATGATTGCGTTACCGCACTCGGTATCCGTTCCACGGGGATAGAACCACCAGATCTCGCCCCAACGCGCAACCTTCGTACCCCACACCTTGTTCTGATGGGCGTAGTTCAAGTTGTCGAAGAAGTAATTCTGGTTCATCTGATTCGGGATCTCCTGCACCACCCCGGTATACGACAGGAAGCGATCGGTGCCCGGCCAGAAGAATTTGCCATCATGCTCCACTACGCACTTCTTGCTCAGAATGGTTGTGGGGCAGGCTAAAGTGTCATAGGCCCAGAGGGCGGTAGTCCCGGTGAAGGAGACTCGCACCAGTGAATCCAACGCCCAGAATAAACCCGCCGGGGATTGACCCCCACCCCGCAAGGAAGCACCATGAATAATCTTGGTCCCTGCAACGTTCGTACTGTTGGCATAGTTGGCCCCGCCTGTAGTCCAGCCCGTAGCCGTGGAGAAATCGTTAGCATTGCTGTTGCGGATCAGTCCGTTGGAACCATAGACAAACAGGAAGGGTTGTAGCACGCAAACCCCTCCGCTGACCCGGATAGCCCCTGAGCCATCAGAGACCAGTGCCAAGGGGTCATTAGTCGAGATGTCCCCGGCATACAGGTAGCCGCTGGTGTCATTGGAGATGTCCAGCACGTCGGGGCTGGAGGCCGCGATGATGGCGGTGTAAGAACCCCCTGTGCTGGAGTACATTGCCCCCTGAGACCACGTAAGGGTTGGGTCTACCGTGAAACCCAGCGGGGTACGGTCCTCGATACCAACACCAGCGCCGGTACTGTCGAAGGTCAGTCGCTGCACGCCCCACTGGCTGAACAAGTGTGTGGAATTGACCCCACTGCGGCTATCCAGGTAAAGCGAGCGAACGGGGTGATTCACATAGGTGGACATGGCACGGTAGCCGCCGATTTTGCGGGTACGCCCCCGGTACCACCGAACCCATTCCCCGTCAGAGAAGTAGGCGGTGTCCAGATCCGTGCCATCCCGACGAACCCCGGTCAGGGACTTAAACGAATAGATGTCATCCATTTCAGGGCCTTGTAAATACGGTAGTGCGATCAGCCTGGCGCTCAGAATTCTCGCTCTTCAACCCGTTGCTTGCAGACGTGTAGGCGTCTTCCCAAACGGCTTGACGCGTTGGGTTCTTGATAAAGCGACAGGCTTCTACCATGCATGCGGCCAGCAATGCCTGTGGAACGTTGAGGGTCATCCAGTTGCTGTCATTGGTGGCGCTCAGCGGTTGCAGGCGGGCATAGTAGACCAATTCAAAGGTGAAGGCCACTGCGGGAGTTGGGGCAAACAGGAAATGCGTAGCATTGTAGTCCGCATAGAAGCGAGGTGCGTCCGTCAGTGTAGGGTTGGGCCAGTAGTTTCGTAAGTACTCCAATGGGCGCAGGAACAGCGGAGTGCTCTCGCCCGCCTCGTTGGTGTACATGAAGCTGATGGTCTCTTTCCAGAAGGAAGGTTTAGCCAAGCTGCTGGTCAGTGGCAAGGTTCCAGTAACCACGGACTGAAAGCCCTGCTGCTTCATATCTGTAGCTATACGGTTTTCGGCCAGTGCGATGAACGTCGGGATCTGATCCACAAAGGCGTCGTCAAACCGCTCCGCGTAGGGCGGGATCAGTGCCAGCAATTGGGTATAGGTAAAGTCTTGCATAATTAGGGCGCGCTGATCACGTTAGTGAGCGCTCCAGGTTGTTCAGGCTGCTGGGACTGGAAGTTGAATTGCGGTGCTGGCACGGTCATAGCCTGCTGCTGATTTTGGTACAGTGCGTTAAAAGTCGGCGTCCTGTATTGCGGCTGGTAGGAGGCCGTTGACAGTGGACCTGCCGGTTGGTGGGTAGCCGTAGACGGTACTTGCGCAAGTGGAGCCGTCTGAGCCGGAGGTGTAGCCGAGGGCTTCGGCAGATTGTTCTGCGCCCAGGCATCCACCGTACCTTTGTCCCAACCCATGTACGTATCCACATTAGCGTTGCTGATATTATTGGCCCGGGCATAGTTATACAGGGCCATTTCAGGGCTGATACCCTGCTTGCTTGCGATGTCTTGCGCCTGCTGCACAATGGATGCCCGTGTGGTCGGGTCAAGCCCGTATACCCCAGATGGGGTCACAGATGCGGCTAGCTCAGAAGCGCTTTTTATAGGCGCCTGCTGTGTCGTTTTGTTTGCCCAGGCTGAAGTGGTTCCGGCAGGCCACCCCATGTAGGTGTCCACATCGGCGTTTGGAATACCATTGGTTTGGGCGTAGTTGTACAGAGCCTGCTCAGGGCTGATGTTTTGTTGCCCCGCAATAGCCTGAGCTTGCTGTATGACCGACTGGCGCGTTGTCGCATCTAGTGGGGTGACAGGTGGCTTAGCCGGGGCTGGCGCCGCTTGTTGAACGGCTGCCGGAACCTGATTTGTAATGTTGAAGGTGTAATTACCCTGTGGGGCGGGGTTTTGTCCATTCTGAACTGCCCAGCTTTGCGTGGTTCCTGTGGGCCATCCCATATAAGAATCAACCTGCGTAGTGCTGATGTTATTGTTCTGCGCATAGTTATACAGCGCCTGCTCTGGCGTAATCCCCTGCTGCTGGGCGACGGTTTGCGCTTGTTGCAACACCGAGGCTTTATCTTCAGCAGATAGCGGTTGAACTGGAGATTCCGCTGCCGGTACCGCCGAGGTTGCGGACGGGGGGTTTGTCGTCTGAGCAGGGGGCACCACTGAGGTCGGGTTAAAGTTGCCTTGTGGCGCGGCCATGACCCCGCTAGACACCGCCCAGTTCTGCGTCTCTCCGGGTTGTAGACCCATGTAGACATCCACATCGCTTGGGCTGAGTCCTTGGCTTTGGGCATAGTTCCACAGGGCTAAGCGAGGGTCAATACCCTGCTGTTGGCCGATAGCTATGGCTTGGTCGATGACGGACTGACGGTCTGCTGCGGAGAGGGGTGCAACCATGGTAATTCCTTATTTGGTTTGTGTTGAACTGGCCAGCAATTCAGTCTTGCGCTGGCTATCTTTGTTGCTTCCAAAGTAGTAGCTAAGCACTTGCTCGGCTTTGGCAGAGAGGTACCCAATCAGTGTACCGGCTAATACTGACTCTGCTTTAGTCCACCCCATCAGAGTTGCGGTGATTATTGCCACAAAGGTGCTTATGATTATAAAGGCCAGCACCTTTGTGGTATTATCACCTGTCTGTACCTCGCGGCTTCGCGCACTGTCGCGGTCCTTGAACTCCAGCTCGGCAAACTTGAAGCCGCGTTCACGTTCCTGATTCTGGTAGTCAAGCTCGAGTTCCTTCAGGCGGGCCAATGCCTCTGGGGTCATCTGCCCGGAGGTAATTGCCTTCGCTATTTTGTCCTGCGTGGGGGCGTCCACTCCCAGAGCGTTACCAATGGCAGCCACGGTCACCCCGGCCAGAGGCCCACCGAGGGCAGCGGCAACCGTAGGGGCGAGGTTTTTGATGGTTTCAAGCCAACTCATTTTGATAGCACCCCAGTAAGTAGAGCAAGATGCGCGGCAATAGCCAGCGCTACTGAAATCACCACAAAGGCAAGCAGTTCGGTATCATTCATCGATAATTCCTCCAACGTGGGCATGCAGATAGAGGATGCTCACCTTTGCAGAGCGGGCAAACGAGTTGGCAGGCTATCATGCTGGGTTCCTGATCTCGATGAATATTTCTTCCCCACGCTCGGCGGCTTCAAGCATCATTTGCTTCACAAGCCGGACAGCGGGCTTACTGGTGCCTCCGATAAGGCTGTGATCCGTAGCCTGTAGACCAAGCAGAATACATCCGTCTGTGTCCTCGTGCTCATTCCCCGCGTGCATGCGGATATACCGGTAGCCTTCAACTCCGTGTAGTGTAGGGGTATCCACGCCGAAGCGCGGGCTGTATTCAAGTGTCACCCGGTAGGTGCCTGCGGGGATGGCGGTCTTGCCCTCGACTTTCCACTGCTCGACCGGCTGACCCGGAACTTCGCGGATTTGGTCTTCGAGGGTATAACAGATAAACTCGCCTCCCCGAAGCGTGAGCCTCCCGACTGTCGCTTCCGCGCATGACGGCTGGCGCTGTAATACTAGCTTCATGGAACCTCCGTCCGGTCAATACCAAAACATGCGCAGTTGCGGTACACGTCTTTACAGTCAAGCACCTCACGTCGCAGCGATGCAATTTCGAGGCGCAGGTGCTCAACGGCCACCATTAGCTCAGCAACCATCAGAGCCAGCTTCTGCGCCCCATCGACACTCATTTTGTTGGCCCCTGCACAAAGGCAGACCATGCGACGGTCGCTAGCCAGCCAAGAAAACCAAGCAAGCCGTACTTACTGATCTCCTCCAGCATCTTCTTCCAGAAAGCTGCACGGGCCTCGGCTTTCGCAATGACAGCCTCATGGTGCTTCCTGTGGCCTTTGGGGTCGCCCTCCGGAAATGCCTCTTTCATCAACTTTGTGATTTCTGCTGCTAGTTCCATAGTCTCGTCCGTCATGTGTTTCGACAGCCTTTTGTCCAGGTTGTCGATGTTTGTGTGGATGTTCTTTATGTCATCATGGATTGTTTGAACCAAAGCCAAAAGAGCGGAAGTCTCTGCGCGACGCTCTGGCAGGTGATCCTGCATCTCGTGGGTAGGTGCCATCATCAATCCTCACTCGTAAAGGTGCTTTTGCCACAGGTACGCCTTTCGGCAGTGCTCAGTCATCCACGGTTTGAATAGCGTGTCGATTACCGGAACCAACACCTTACCCTGCCACTTGCCGTCAAGGTACAGTGACCACGCCGCAGCACTGATCGTTTCTCCCGGTCGACAGCGACCAAAAGTAACGATCTTGAGGATCATCACATCCAGCCAGACAGCAGCGTTCAGGATCGGTGTCATTGCGCTCTTGCGGCTTTCTTGACTGCGTGGGCTGCTTTGACTGCGGGGGTCCAGACAGCACTGGAGACTGCCTTCACAATAGCCGGGTGGTTAGTCGTGTCGGCATTAGGCTCCAGCACCTCACGGTGGAAGGTACGAGATATTTCAACCCCGTCGTCCTCGATGACGGTGGCCGTACGGACAGAGATGTTGCCGAATTCGTCGACAGAAGTCTGATCTACGACGGTGCGTTTTGTGATTGGCATTAGAAGCTCCTTAAACGATATACGTTCCGCTGAAGGCCATGCCAAAAGCGGTGTCGAGTGTAATTAGAGACGCCGAACCAAGCCCAGAAGCTATTTGTGCAAGGGTCATTGTCGTAGCGTTGGTGTCGACGTCCAGGTATAGCAGCACCCCAGTAACCGCTAAGTTTGTAGCTCTGACTGTTAACGGGTATGCGGCAACAGCATTAGACGACGTGAACGGTAGCCCACTCATCGCAATGTTCCCTGTTCCGGTGTGAGCAGTGATGGTGACAGCGCCTGCTACATACACAGTAGAGCCAATTTTGACGTATCTGCCGGTTTGCGTGGTGTAGGTGCCTGCTCCAGCCGTGGCCGTTCCACTGATAACTGGTGTCCAACTTCCTTCCTCATAATCATCCAGCGTGTTCGCGTCCGACGATGTGACCTGGGTAGCTGGGAAGCTGATGCCGCAGCCTGTGACAGACGTTGCGCCTTGCAGGGCTAGGGATTTACCGTGTGCAATCTGAAAAACCTGTGTCCCTGTGGTGGTTGTACTGTTTGCGGCAGAGTACATATACAGGTTGGTTGCCGCGTACGCACCGGAGTACGCACCTCCAATAAACAAGTCATTGGTAGATGTGTTGGCGTCCATCAGCAGCACTTGCGCAGGTGTGGCAGCTACATAGCTCTGGGCCACGATACCTGTGCGATTGCGTGTGCTGTTAGTTTTAACTTCCGTTAAGCATAGCTGTCGATAGATGTTTGTTCCGTCTAGAACATCGAGCCGGAAGTTCGGGGCACTTGTCCCAACACCGAGGTTTCCGGATGCGTCGATGGTTGCTCGTGTCGTGTTGCCAGAATTACGGAATTGAATCTGGTTAGGTGCTGTTGCGTGAGACTGCGCAAAGCAGACTACGGCTGCCCCGAGCGCAGTGGTCGTTCCACCACTATAGGTAACACTTCCGTCAGTGTTAATACCGACGATACCTTTTGAGCTACCGCTTGCACCTATTGTCACGCCCTCTGTCGCACTCAGCGTGCCGGTTACTGCGAATCCTGTAGAAGCGATGTCCAGAACCTTAGCGCCGCTCACCGCGTAACCATGGTTGTTTGCCCCGATGCGATACAGTCCTGTGCCTGTCTCACCTTCCAGGTACAAGCCTGGGGCTGCAACCGTTCCGGCATCTAGGTTTGTGGCGCCTGAAGCAGCCAGCGTAGTAAACGCCCCAGTTCCCGGAGTCGTTGCGCCAACCGTGCCATTGATGTTGATCGATGCCGTGCCGGTCAGGTTTGTGACCGTACCGCTTGATGGTGTCCCAAGCACGCCGCCGTTAACCACAGGAGCGCCAGCAGAGCCGACATTAACGGCCAGTGCTGTTGCCACGCCAGTTCCAAGGCCAGAGATGCCAGTTGACACCGGCAAACCTGTGCAGTTGGTCAAGGTGCCGCTTGTTGGCGTTCCAAGTACAGGTGTTACCAGTGTCGGCGATGTTGCAAACACCGCCGCGCCAGTACCAGTTTCGTCGGTCAGGGCTGCCGCGAGATTCGCACTTGATGGTGTGGCTAAAAATGCAGCTACCCCAGTGCCCAAGCCTGAGATGCCTGTCGAAATTGGAACGCCCGTAACTGATGTACCTGTCAGGACAGGCGGTTGTGTAAAGGTTAAAACCTGAGTGCTGCGCACTCCGGTAAGCGCCGTTCCAAGCAACGCCCCAGCATCACTATACGCGTTCAGTGCAAGATTGGAGCCAGCGTTTCCGCCGCTTTCAGCCGTGCTAGTTTCCTCCAAAGACCATCGGTCTGTGCCGCTCGTCCGAAGTCTAACAGAGCCAGTACTGCCTGCGGGGCGGTCAGCCACAACAGCTGCTGCAGCTCCAGACGAGATTGCTTGCACTGCAACAGCCCCAGCAATCTCAGACTTAAACCCAGAAGTAGTGAATTTCCCGGTGTATATACCGTTGTTTGCAACACCAATCTCATTTGAGCCAGATGAGTAAAAGCCTGTTGAGGCTGTGGACAATGCAACTGAGGGGGCCGCAGCAGACCCGGCTCCAAAAATAACCGTTGCGATACCTCCTGAAAGTGAGGTATTGGCATTGATAACATTGGTTCCATCACAGAATAAAATTGCAGCCTGACCCTGTGTGACTGCAACAGTTGTACCGCCAGCAACGCATCCAAAGGTTAGGGTATATGCCCCACTTGTTGCATTGCTAACATAGTAAACCTGCACCACGGCGGGTTGGTTTACAGTTTGGTTGGATAGTAATGTTCCTGTATATGTTTGTACAACATTAGACGCTTCTGTCAATGTCAAATTGACAGTTCCCCCAGTAACAACTTTGTTCAGCTGGGTAAAGTTAAACTGGGTATTCCTACCACGACCGACTGTGTACCAATCAGTTGGCCCCATGTGTATAATACAAGACTCAGTAACAATCAATGAGATGGTCGAGGATCCGTCAATAACCACACCACCCGTTGTGGCGATGGTAAGTGTTCCTGAACCTTGGTTGTGAACTTCAATGAAGAAGTCACTTGTTGACGCCACAGTGGAAGGCAGTGTTAATGTGCCCGACCCACCTGTCCAAACAAACACCTTAGCCCGATCAGCAGTAGTTACAGTTGTGTTGCTTGAAATCTCAGACACAACCGGGGCGAGGGCAAGCGTGCTTGACACCGCCTTTAGACCGTAGCCCGCAAGCTGGGAGGCATCAACAGCAGATGCACCAACACCAAACAACGTTACTCGCCATGTTCCTGCGGCTGTTGAATTGTCGCTCAGATAAAGATACTTTACAGCTCCCCCAGCGACGGAGCAGATTGTTCCCCCCGCAGCGTCTAAAACATCAAAGGAGGTAGCGCTAGGATTATCAAACAATACATCCATCCCCGCACTAGTTAGCCGGGCATCAGGAAGGGTAACAGTAAGTGACCCTGCGCTCGGGGTCACTTTCATGATGCGAGCACACACATTGCCCGTAGTGTCAAACGCAGGCCAAACTGTGGTGATACTAGTCGAAAGCGCTACTGCCCGAAATTGAACATCATTCGCTTGTACTGCAGACCCGCCAAAAACGTCTGTGTATCCTGTCATGATTGAGCCTTACGAATAGAACGGGTAGTTCTTGTTTTTGGTTGCTAGGTTAGTAGACTGATAGTGCATATCGACCATGTGAGCAAACACTGCGTCTGAACACGTGTCCCCACCTGCGGCGGCGTCTCGGTATACTCTTACCATGAGCAAGCCATCCACTTCCATGCCAGGAATAGTTATTGCAGCGGTTTCAGCAATGTTGTGTTGGTACCGCGTAGCGGGGCTAGCCTGCGTAACCGTCACCGTTGTCGCGGCAGAGAAGGCTTCCTGGTTGTAGCCTTTGGCATACGAGTATTCAAAGCCCCAGATCACATTACCCGTATTCGGCACAGCTGCGGCATTACTCCAGTGGATGTGCATGTAAATGTCAGTCCCGGGAACATATTCATGCGGGACGTGCATAACCAGCCAGAACTGCTGCATGACCGTGGCAGAGAAATGGTATGCAGCTTGATTTGTGGCACCGTAGGTTACAAAGGTCGGATCATTTGCGCCTGAGCCACGAACTACAATGTGGCCGATCAAATCTTTGTAACCGAAAGCCGGTGCCGCGCCGTCAATCTTGATGCCAACGCCCGAGGTCTTAGGCATCACAATATTGCTGCCATTGATGTGCTGCTTGGCAACTGACAATCCGCCAGCCAAAACAGTTCCTGCTGTTCCCAACACTGATGCGTCTGTGGTGGATGTTCCGTTGAGCGTGGTAAACTTGCCAGCCAGCGGGGTATTCGCCCCGATGACGACATTATCCACGTTCTGCGCTCCACCTGAGACAGCGCCAGACAAGGTAACAGCGGGAAGGGTCAATGAACCTGTTAAAACCGGGCTAGCGAGGGTTTTATTGGTTAACGTGGCAGTAGCCGTACGCTCCGCGTACACATGGGCTGTCGAAGCGATCTGGGTGGTGTTCGTACCTACTGCTGCGGTTGGGGTTGTGGGCGTCCCCGTTAGTGCCGGACTGACAAGGTTAGCCTTAAGATCTAAGGCTGTCTGCTGGGCTGTGCTGACTGGTTTGTTTGCGTCTGAGGTGTTGTCTACGTTACCCAGACCTAGATTGGTTCTTGCAGCAGCGGCCGTTGTTGCCCCGGTACCTCCTGTGGCCACAGGTCTAGTATCATAGGTGGCGGCATCAACATCATTGAGCCAATCAGCTTCAATGACAGTAACCCCGGTTACAAATGTTGTAGTTGTCATGATGTTCCTGTAATTGCGTACCCAGCGATTGCCTCTCCTGCAACAGCTGTAGTTGAAATATCCGCATCGGCAGCACCTGTGATTGACTCATCGGGGCGCGGAAATCGTAGCGTAATCTGCTCGCTCATGCGGGCAGGCAGACGCCACGGGTCAAATTGATCGGTGCATGCGGGGCAGACACGCAACCCCGGAAAGTTGCGGTCAGGCGCAAGGTCGTCATACGCCATCTTCATCCGGCATCTGTCGCAAATCGCGATACTGCGGGAGTTTCTGCCGGTAGTATCTAGATACAGCGACATGATGGCGACCTAGCGGTTGTAGCCCGCGATGTTGGGGGAAATGCGAATGGGGGAGCCGTCAGACTCACCATCTTCAGCCTGCGCTAGGTGCTCTGCGCACTTAGCCTCAAGGTACTCTAGGCGACCTTGAGGCAGCTCACCTGCAGGAAGCTCAACCGCACAGCGGCACGCCAGCAGCAAGATGATAGATTCCAGCCAGCGCTGTGGAATATCCAGCGTGTTTGTCAGTGAGCCAACGTCCTGAATATGCCGCTGTGACCACACCACCACTTGATCGGTATTGACCTGCTGTGCGGGCCAGATCCAGATGCGCGGAGAGGTCTGTTTGTCGAACCAGTATTGCAGGCTCTTAGAACCGGACGGCACCGAGAAAGTCTTGTTGGGCAAGCTGGCGTAGTCGTCGTTAGACATCTTCGCCATTGGGATTTCATACGGAGCATTGCTGAAGGTCAGAGATCCTAACGTAGGCAGCACCCCAGAAGTGTCCCGCACACGCCAGTAACGCACTTGCCTGCTGTTGTCTGCATCAACCGAGAGCCAAGTGTTGGCGGGCTGCAGCGTTGCAAAGGGAAAGTCTGCCATCCACACCCACGTTACCGCGTCGTCAGAGGACTCAAGCACCAGTGTGGCTGCAGTTACCCCTGCGAAGCTGATTTCGGCGTTGTAGACAGCGGTTTCGTTACCTGCGCCGAGGTCAATGCCTTGCCACCCTGCGCCGCTAATGGTTGTGCCGGTCAGGTCAGTCTTGGTGCGGTACAGCGCTGTCATCACATCCACAGTGCCTGCGCGCAGTGGATAGACGATTTGATTGGCTTGCATGCCGACGATCTGCTTCTCAACGCACCAGAGCGACAAGCCCCGGTTCGCCAAGTCGCTGAGCAAGAAATACAAGTTCTCCCGGGCTGAAAGCTGCAGCTCGGAAGAAATGGTGGACGCAAGCTTCCCGCACCGCCGGTAGGCGTGCTCTATGATGTTGGTAACATCGATACTGGTCTGGCCAACAGTGCCGGAAGTTGCCATTGTTTAGCCCGTCCGCTGAGAAGGCTGCACAGCGCGCCATGTGTAGGTGGCGCCATTAGTGACGGAGTTTATCAATACACGTGCGCCGGTAGCCCCAACAAACCCCGCAGCTGTGGTTGTAGCGGTTTTTGAAGTAAGCCCTGATGTAACAGCACTCCAGCTCTGCTCATCAGCATCAACAGCGCCCAGCATATCAAACACTTCTTGCACTGTGAAATTGATTGTTCCCGTTATAGTCACTTGATGGCTGCAGCCTACAATAGAGCGGTAATCCAGCACAATAGTAGGTGAGATCGAAGGAGCTGCAATACCAACCGAGACCACAAGACCACCCATAGTTGCTGAGGGCTGAATTGAGGTAACTGTTTTGAAGTACCCAGTGCTGGTTACCGTTGCATTACTAGCTGGGCCAGTCAAGCCGGTTTCAGTCTTTGGAAGGCCATCGGAGTCAGTCCCCACAATAGTGAAGGTCACCCCTGCCAGCGTAGCTTGCACCGGAGAGGTCAGCGTAACTTGATGGGCAAGCCCATCAGAGGTGGCTGTAGTCGTAGGGGCAACTGCAGCGCCAGTAGACGTGAATGTCTGGGCGTTGAAAGCGGTCGTTAACGCCGTGATGGGCGAAAACGGGCCGAGTTTGATCGGACGCATATGTGCACCTTTTGGTTAAAGGAGCGCCCCCGAAGGGACGCCCAAGTCTTAGACTACGAGGTTCTGGTTGACGCCCACGGCACCGACACGCGTTGCGCTTGGGCCAGCAGCCAAAGCAGGCAGCGCGATGATCATTACCAGACGCTTAGAACCGTCCGAGGCACCAGAGGAAGGCACGTAGGTGCCCCGTACATCGCCTGTGGTTGTAGTGGCTGTAGCTGTTGTGTCAGCTACAGTCAGCGTACCTGCATCAGCCGCGAGTGTGTTGTTCCATTTAACATTGACCACGTAGGTCTTGTCAGTTACACGGTAGGGTAAGCCGAAAGTGTCGCTAGTACCGACAGACACGCCGTTGGTAGAAACTGCCGCGCTACAAGCCACATTGGTGACCTGCTTAAAGGCTTTCTTACCGGTAACGGTATTGTTGTTCGGGCCAGCAAGGGCTTCACTCATGGGCTGACCATACTGGTCAAATCCAGTGATGGTGAAGTTGACGCCCGACTGATTAGTGGTTGCCACAGTTAACGTGATTGCCCGGGGGACATCCAACTGAATAGCAGTTGTACCGTCAGGACGCGTAACGCTGGATGCGCT